ATAAGCCATTGCGCCTGTGCCCCCGGAAGCACTTGCTCCGTTACCAATCGCGATTGAATTACTTACACTTGCATTTCCTGTAGCTCCTGTTACAGCACTCTGTACTGAATTAGAACCAGTACCAGCTACCATACCAGCAGATCCACCTGCTGCAGCTATAGTTAAATCATTACCACTATTAGTTAAAGTAATATTAGTTCCTGCTACAAGAGTTGCTTTAGACTCATTTCCAAGTTGATCTGTTAATTTAATATCAGCATTTAATCCATCTTGTACTGAACCTATAGTATAAGTAGTGTTATTATCACCAGTTACTGTTGCTGATGTAAAGTCTGCATTTCCTGTAAACTTAATTGTTGTTGTTGATGCTTCTAATGGTAGTGCTGTACCTACACCATCAGAGATCACTCTGTTTGTTCCATCAAGAGCTGCATTATCTAAGGTCTTTAATATACCTTGATAAGTAGCGTCTATTTGTTGTCCTGTTAATGTTGCCATAATTTATTAATTTGTATTTATTTTAATTTATGTTAGTGACCATGTTCTTGTTTCAGCTTCCCATTGATTTGTATTTAAATCCCATTGGAATGTTGGTTGTGGAACTGGTGCTTGTGATAATGCATACCACCATGTTCCATTTTGTGGTGCTGTAATACCATAGTAATTTGCTAATGCAATAGTCCAACTTCCATAAAGAGGTTGAGTTATTCCAAAATTAATACAAAGTGCTTGTAACCAACTTGAATTTACTGGCTCTGTAACACCTAAATATTCACAATAACCTTGTAACCAATTACCATTAACTGGTTCTGTTACTGCTCCTTGACTTTGAATTAATACGTATTGTTGTTGTACTGATTGCATATATTATTTTCTTAATTTTGTGACAGCATCAATGACTCCCTGTGTTCCTATATATACTGTTGCTATAGTTACCCAATCTGATGATGTTAGATCACCAAACACAGCGAGGGCAGTTGCTATGATGAATACAAACAACTTCTTACTAACCCAGCTATTTAACTTTTTGTCCAATGTTCCCATTTTTACGTAAGTATATTTTTAACTTTTTAACATTATTGCGAGTAGCCTTAGTTGCAGCTGCTACAGTCGGGGTCGCAATCCGTCCCGCAATCTGCGTATATCCAGAGATCTCTTTCATTTCTAGTTGTTGGTATTTTAGTTACTAATTGATTTTGATATGCTTCACCTCTATCAGGTTGCATACCATCTGTTCCAGGATTTTGATATTCTGGAAACATACCAGGATTATCACTTAAATATTCCCTTAATCTTTCATCATAGAACTGTGCCAAGTTCATGGCATTCTGTCTAAGATATTTCATATCTTCCAATGTCGATGCAGCAGTTTCTTCTGAAGTTCCACTAACAATTCCTTTTTCTACTAATTTATATTTTAAACTAGGTAACACTAAATACAATGCATATTGCATAAGTGAAGGTCCAACATAGTCACGTAAGAAATTATTCTCGTTAGTAGTTAAATCATTTGCTACAACTCCTGATTTTAATCTATTATAAAAACGAGATCCTAATGACTGCTGTGTATACACACTTTGTGCATTTAAAATGCTTGGTGTAAGAACATCAATGCGTATGTTATTATCTAATGAAGTCCATTGCTTCATTCTTTGTTCACTAACTAGTAATACTGTGTCCATTTGTTTTATTATATTTCGTCTGGGTATACGTCTGCATCTCTTGTATTAGGTGCATCTTGGTTAATATCACCAGGTGCATCACTAACATCACTCATACTTAATAACCTATTTGGTTTAATTTTCATTTTAACATTATAACCTGCAAGTTTTAAAATATATCCAAAACTAGATAATATCTTTTTACGTTTAGGTTCAATTACTGTTCCCTCGAAGTGTGCATAAGCTACTGCAATCTCATCTGCATTATTACTAAAACCACTAGCATCTTTAATTCCCAATAAAAGTGGTGAAGTTATTCTATGACTTGTCAAAATTCTACTTGAAATTCGCTGTTCAAGTGTAATGTAATAGTCATCATTCGAAGCATCAATAGTTTGGACATCCATAGCTCTTTCAGAACCATCAGAGAATGTTAAAAAGAACTTCCCAGCATTAGATTCAGAACTAAATGTATTTTGAATTTCTCTATAAATTTCACGCTGTGCCTCTGGTGTAGGAATACCATTGTTCATTTTTATTATCATGGAAGGCATTAAATTTTGTGATATATTAGAATTGTGAAAGACACTAATTCTGTGATCTAAATTTATATCATTTAATGCACCAACATAACCAGGTAAAGGATAAACCTCATTGCCAGGAGTATAGTTAAAACAATAATAAACTTGACTTGCGTTGTCTCCTTTGTTATCTGTTGCATCAAAGCATTTATACGTTTCAAACGGATATTTACGAAGATTCGCCCAATTAGACGAATACATGTACTCATTAACTTTATCTTCTTCATCTCTTTTACCAGATCTAACGTTAGCAAACGGTAAATGGTAAATTTCAGCAATACCAGTTCCTTCTTTATTCCATATAACATTGATAGAATAACCCTGATATAACGCATAATCTAATGTAATTTTTTCAAGTATTTCATCTATACTTTCTCCAGCAGTATTGATATATTCATCACCAATAGTTTCTAAACCTTCTCCTAAAATACCTTCTTTAATTGCATCTACACAAGTATGGTGCATTGCAGAGTTATCATATAAATCAATTAATAATTGTGGAAATAAATTATCAGCACCAAAGCTCATGTAATCTTTTCCTCTAACTTCTTTAATTGCTGGTAATTCAATAGCTTGGAACTGAGATCCTTTAATTGAATATAAATTGTTATTTTCTTCCATATTTGTTTTTAATAATTTGGTCTATAATATACATCTGCTACTCTTTCTTCAGTGTCTGTTCCTGAATCATAAGCAACTGTTCCCATACTTCCTCCTGGTTCTGTAATTAATTTGGCTAAACCATATGATATTGGATTATCATTAATAGATAATGACCAATTATATACACCGTTCTTGTGTTCATCACCAAATCCAGTTGGAAAAGTTATACTGTACTTTGTATATCTATCTCCCGTAGTTAACGCAGTTGCAGTTAACTCCAATGGTTGATGACTATACTGACTAGTTAAAGTGAATATATAATCTGTCAATGTTTGATTAGCTAGATTTAAATATATGTAAGTTTGAAGACTACCTTCAATAGCGTATAACGTCATGTTAATTAACTTTGTTTCTATACTATTAAATATAAAAAACATAAAAGTTGGTGTATGATCTTAAAATGTGATAAATTTCTACCTATTGCCAGTATGGATGACGCAAGATTCATTCAATGGTTAGATCAAGTAAAACAAATGGACTGGTCTGACTATGAATTATGGGTATATGGTGGTATATTACACAAACCAATAACTAGAGATTTAGATGCTAGTTTAGTAGGTCCATGGAATCCTGATAGAATTAGACTACTTTTAGATGGAATGTACCAGACAGCGTTTGAACTACAAATAGAACCAGATATAAAGTACCAAACACTAGAACAGTTAACACAACCAGGCTCACCTCTGCTGTCAGGGTACCCACCTAGTATGTTATTAGTAGGTAATAAAAAACTATTATGTGGTAAATTAGGTGATGGTAACTTGAGATGGAAAAGATCACCTATAAAGACTATAAATCCACCTAAACAATTGATATAAAAAAAGAGGACCTAAGTCCTCTTTCTTCGTCATATATAGAGACAATCTATGTAGCTTATGCTACTACGATTGATGAATCTACAGTGTACATCGGGTGTGCTTCAATACCTCCGACAATGATCTGCATTTGGTTAGCGTCAGCATATGCTGTTCCACTAGCCGCAGTTCCAGAAATCATATATCCTCCTCTTTCTAATCCAACTGACCAGAATACTCCGTTATTGTCTTTAGCGATGATAATTAAATCAGTTGCTTCAGATAATAAAAGTAATTGGTTTCTCATATCAGTATTCATCTTGTTGAATACCATAGTTAATTGTTGATCAAATGTAGCAGTTCCAGCTTCTTGTGAAACTGTAATTGTACTATTTAAGTTAGAAGTTTGTCTTGGTGTTTGAAACTCAAAGAAATCCGATGGTCCGATTGAGCTCCCACCTACGGTGATTGCTGTTACATTTCCAGACGTTTCTGTGATTGATTGTACTGGACCATTAGCGATATAGATACTTTCTATACCTCCCTGGTTAGTATTACAATCTCTAGATAGTCCTGCAACGATATTACTACAAGCCATAATTTATTCGTGTTTTTTTAAGTTAATTATAATTAGGAGTGTCAATGCCTATGCAGCAAAAACACTCCTAATTTAAGGTTATTTATTAAGCCATGTCGTTTGTAGCGAAGACGTTAACCTCTCCTACTCCTACTCCAAGTCTCCAAGCTGCTCTAAACTTCATTACATCAGCTGCTTCATCATAGAAGAAACGGAAGCTATCTAGCTCATCTGTCAATCCGGTAGCTGCAAGGATCATTTTACCTGGTCCAGCAAATTTGTAGTCAGAACCAACTAGCCCTGACGAGCGCACTACAGTGATATTTGTTCCTGGTAAGATAAGAATATCATTACCTTCAACTGAATTGAAGTGGTATAAGTTCTGTGCTACTAAAGCTCTAACTAATGCTCTGTATGCATCAGGAGAAACAGTCATGATTAAATCGTCTCTGTCTTTTACAGATTCGTCGATTGCATCATATAAATCAAGTGCTTGAGAAAATGCATTAGCTGCAGTCCATGCTGCAGGAGTACCTGCTTGTAAATTAGCTCCGTTTGCAGAAGTAATTTGTGCTTTTAATCCTGTAGTTGTACCGAAACCATTGATTAAGAAACCTTCATTGTATTTTCTTAATTTGTCAGTATAACTCTCCGCAATGACGTTCTCAAATGGTAAGAAGTCGTTACCAGTACCTGCGTTCATAAAAGAACTTTGGTACACCGATCTCAAATCTTCGATACACATTTCCGTCTTGCTCTGGAGAGACTCAATTGTGACGTTTACTTGAGAATAAGTTACTTCACCGTCTGAAGTCCATCCACAAGATAATGCTGATACAGGTAAGTCTGCATCAACTAAGTTAATTGCTACTGTTCCACTGCTGAAACCTGATCTTAAATCTACGTAGTCTAATAAGTCTGTTTTAAGCACGACCTTACTGATTAAAGAAAGTGATTCCTGGTCAGTATAGGCTGGTAGTGCTGATATGTCAAATCCAAATGCCATAATAATTAATTGTTTTTTTAGTTAAATTTATTTGTTGCGGATAGCTCTTAATGCATCCATTCTTTTTGCAAACATTTCATCTCTAATAACTTTGTTCTCAGAGAAAGTGTTGCGTACTGGTTTTGCAGCTGGTTCACCTGCTACTGTATTAAACCTTTCTTTTAAAAGATTTAGCTCTTTCTTTAGTTCTTCGATTACTTCGCCTTGAGGTTTAACGATTTCAACGATAGCTTCAACTAATTCATCCATATCAAAGTCTTTTTCTTTAACTTCGATTTTGATGTCTTCGTCTTCTTCCATCTCGATCTTTACTTCTTCTTCTTTTTCAGCTTCAACGTCAGCTGATTTTTCTTCGACAGAAGTAATTTCACCGTTTTCTCCGACAGTAACCAATAAACCATCAGTTGTTTCATGTACTCCAGCTGGAGCAAATGGGTCTTCAGATACACCTTCACCTGCTCTAATAAACAAGATTGCTCCTGCTTCTAGTTCACCTTCAGTATATACCTGGACGCCATCAACTAAAGTAGCCTCAGCCATTTTAGTTTCAACAACCTCAGTTGAAAGCATAACTTTCAACTTTCCAATTACGTCATTTACATTCATAATTTATAGGTATTTTTAGTTTAGTTATAGATGTGTTTCACCTATACTATTAAATATATGTTGCAACGGAATTGACAAAAGTTTGAAAATAAACGCTAAATAATTTTTTTATGTCAATTATTTGTGGTATATTAGTAGTATACTAATGGAGGTTACTACCTCACTAAACTAAATTAAAATGACAAAAGTACAATTAACAGAACAAGAATTAGAAAAGTATTTAGAAGATCCTAAAAACGTATTACAGGTATTTATGGGTGCTTTCGTAGACAAATATGGTTATGACCATTCTAAAGTAAAAGCAGAAATAGCAGAATCTAAAAATACTGCTACATATTGGAAAGGCAAAGAGTGGTACAATACAAAAGAAAATAGTGCACTAATTGGTCTTTTTCACAAAACCTTTAATATTATCTTTGGCGAAGGCACTACAGACTCTATAGAAGTTTATATGATCGAAACTAAAAAACAAGGTAAAGGTGTTGGTACTCGAGTTATGGAACAAGTACTTGATCTTGCA